TCATTTCAGCCAGAAATCCTCGAGGATCCAGCAGAAAATCCGGACCAAGAGGATTCCGAGCAGTATCCCGGCGGCGGCGATGGCGAATACGCTCATGGTTGCCAGCATGATTTTGACGCCGACCAGTCGTTTAGTCCGTTTCTGTAGTAGAGGATGAGGGCGTATGCTTCGTTATCTCGTTGACTATGGCACACATCAAGTGCATACGTATCCAACTCTGCTTTATGGGCGCGAGTATTGATTTGGAATTCACCGCAGTCGCGGTGGACAGGTAGTCCAGTAATTGGGTCAAGTCCCCAGAGGATAGAGCCGTCAGATTGAAATTGTCTTGGTGTTCCATTTGGGTTTCCAGTTGATTCACAGGCGGCGACCCGCTTTAAAACACTAGGAATCGCCTGAAATTGACTTATAGGAGGGTCTGCTGGCTGGACGGGGTAAACGGCGGTTTGAGCCGCTAACGCCACGCTCAAGAGGGTGAGCTTCAAAGCTAGCAGTTTTAAAAGGGTAGTCATTCAGGGCGGGCCGCACCGCCATGCAACGGCTAACCTAATAAGCGTGAACGATATTCCGGTAAACCGCAATATGGGATATCCACAGGGCAAAAGAACGCCGCCTTTGAGGAAAAGACGGCGGGTCAGCATACGTTGGCCGGTATGCGGGCGGGTTGGAGGTTCAATCATGATTGTATGCGAGAGGATTGAGGCAGGCAGACACTGTAGAACTGGATCACCTCCTCCTTGCAATGAGATTCTCGATATGCGAGAGCCACTGGTTGCAATGTTTGCGCGCCGTCTTACGTTCTTTCGGCGGATAGATGCCGTAGATGCGCTTCCAGTCATCGCGTGAATTGACGTAGTGTGCGTAGACGAAAAGATGTACGCGCGTTTCCCTGTCCGGCTCAACGACCGGAACGTTGGTGCAGCCGTAATCCCTGATGAGCGCCATGTCCTGCGGGACGGGCATATTGTCTTTCCCGAAAGACTTAGTGCAGAACAGGAAGTAGATTGCAAACACGGTGAGAAGGCCGAGCGCGGCCTTGTACAGCGCATTAAGTACGAGGTGGCTTTTCGGTCTCATGTTGCCTCCAAAAATCCCGCTAACTTCGCCGTGGCTTTGTACTGCGGGATCGGGTCGAGGAGTTTGAACGCGCTCGTAAAGGCGTTCGAGAGTGACCATTTGGTCCGCGGCTGGAAATCCTCGTTTTGAGGATTGAAATAGAAGTCGTGGACGTTACGAGCGAGGTGGCGAGCGACGTCGAGCTCTCCCTCGATAAACGCGCGGTAAATGACGACCCGTGCGTCAACGTCGCTCAATTGAGTGGAGCGCCAGAGTTCGACGGCTTTAACCATCGGCTCGAAGTTGCGCTGCATATCGTCGATGCCGCTGGAAATGGAACGGGTAAGCTGGAAGTTTTTCGTGTGCTTCGCGAGGACGGGGGTGAAATCCCCTTGGAACGCCATGTTGTCGCAGACGAAAACGCGATAGCCGACGGTGAGCGCCAGGCGCATGGTTTTGTCATGCGAGTTGCGCAAGCCGATCGCGAAGCGACAGCCGGCGAATGTCTGGTCCAGTTCCATGAGCCCGAACATTTTGTTGCCGTCGTCGGAGACGGCGTATTCGTCCCGATGGACGGCGATGTGCCGAAAGCCCAAAGTTTCGATGACCGCGTTCACGACTTCGTGGTGCGGTATCGGGATGTGCGTGTCAGTCCGCTGCGGAGTTGGCAGCAACGCGAGTTCCTGCCTGGTTACTTTCCCAGTCGTTGAGGAAAGAACGGAATCCATTTGCCTCCTTAGTTCTCAAGAGGGCGGCGAACGCCCGCTCGATGCGTTTCACTGCGTGGTAAATGGCGATGACATATCCAAGGACGATTAGGCCGAGGATAGCCATTGCGAAGTGATACTGCGGTGCGATGAGAAGCCAATTCATAAACCTCCAATGTCAAGGTGCTAATCGAGCGAAGTACGCTCGGATGGAGCGGTGGTGCACTCCTCACGACACCGCCCCTTCTGAACGCGCTTATGCCTTGGGAGTTGCGATAGCTGACCGCAAGCCCATTGTGCCGAGCGCTGCCAGAATAATATTTATCGCCGAGTTCACATCGAGGTTCTTCGATATGACCCCGAAGACCGCGTACAGAATTGCCGCGGCCGCGATGATGTATGTCTTCTTGCCTACGAGGAATGGAATCATAATAATGATTCGATTTTTTGGATGACGACCTTTAGCTCATTCAAGAATTCTGTTTTGATGGAAACGGGCTCAGTAGCTTGGGCAATCTTTTGGAGGATGGAAGTTGAGTTTACGATTGCCTGTTCCGCTTCATTCGCCGCTTCAGGTTTCGGAGGCGGCAAGAAAGGCGCTGGGTCAATACAACCCGCGTAGCCATTGCCGGAATCCAATGCGGTGTAGTTCGCATTGCAGGGCTGGACTCCGAAGTGGAGGTGATCGCCCGATGATTCGTAGGGCGCGCCGGAATTATCTGCGTATCCGATCAATGTACCTTGCTCAACAGGATAAAATCCTGTTACTGGTATAGGTGGTGGCTCTGGTCCGTCCTGCCCTATTAAATGCCAGTGGATGAAATTATAGTATTTCTCAGTTTCTGTATCGTAAGCATGGACATAAACTCCATGTCCGCCATGGGTATCTGAAACGTAGAACGCCGTCCCTTTGCATGGGGAATAAACGGGCGTGCCGTGCGCGGCTTGGAAGTCGATACCCATATGCCCCTTGCAACCGAACTTCGCGTAATAATCTGGGTTAGCGCCGAACGGCTGATTGATGTGGATTTCCGTTTTGAGAGGATACTGAAGTTGAAGCATGTTATTGGTGATAGAAAAGGTTTTTAATTGTATCCAGTGCGTGTGTGGCCGACAGACCCAGCACGCCGAGGATACCGAGAATGCCCATGATTATCTTGCCAGCGAATTTTGCACCGATGAAGAAATTATGCATCTCATCGACCTTTTCGGCCATTCCTTTCGTTCCGTTACCGTCGCCGTAGAGCGTCAAGGTCACTCGCTCTCGAAACTCAAGATCCGATATGAGTCGTGTACCCTTATTTTTCATTCTGATAGTGTTGTACCCTCGGTTACGCCCGACCCTAGGATGACTTCGGTTGGAGTCGTTGCCCCGCCGCCGGTGCTATAAGTGACATATGCCGATAGTATCGCGCTTCCGTGAGTGGTAGTCTTTACAAAAGGGTTTGGCGGAGGATCGCTATAGGTGCTATTGAATATCCAACTGAGGGAGCCGGTGTCGTAAAAATATCCTTCGTTTCCTGGGCACGGGGACGAATGGCCCTCGAAACCTATCCAAGTATCAGTAGCTGACGTAAATACATAGCTATTGTTTGAAGTTCCCGTCTGCCATGCGGCTGCACCAGAGAATGACGACGTTGCACTGTAATCCAGCAAGTTATTGTTGCCGCCATTGTCATACATTGTTCCCCGTGCGGTACAGCTCCCACTCGAAGAATCCGTGTAATAGGAAAGGGAAGTAACGGTTCCGGCGGAAGGCGAAGTTCCCTGGTCTCCGATAATCCCGAAGTCGGAACCGCTCGTTCCCTGGGTCGCTCCTGCGGTCGTGTATCCGAAGGTGGGGTCAACGGTAACTGGATATTTTGCGGATACAAGGAATGATTGCGGGATCGTGACGGTGAGAGTGCCGCTCGAGATATTCATGGTCGCCCATGCGGTCGTCCCGCTCGCATCAGTAGCTTGGGGTCGGTAAATGTGGAACAGCTTTCCAGTGGCAAAATTCGGCTGGCCTGGCCGGTTGTTGCGGTGTGCTATGGAATAGACGGCGTATGAGCCGACGACATTCGTAGGACGGTTGTAGGTTGAAGAACCGATAGTGCAGGTCGTGTCGGTGCACGTCGAGGTCGAAGCGGCGAAGCCGAAGTCCTGCCAAAGAGGGGGCTGGTAAAAGAACGACACGTCAGGGGAGGAACTGACGGCGAAAGAGAAGGTACTAGTCGCTGGAAGTGAAGGGATGGTGAAGTCAAAATTGAATGCTGTAGAAGTGGCTGATGAGGTCGCAAGGCTTTCAGTCATGGCATAGCTTCCCAGCGGGGTGATCTCGACGCCATCCAGTCCGTTCCAGCGCGGGAACGTGACGGCTAAACTGCTTTGATTTAACGTAATGGATTCTTGAGTCCCCAGTTCATCTTGGATGGCATACGAGGTCGTTGACGATGGAGTGGAAATGCTAACCGGTCCTGAACCGATGCCGAAAGTGGGATGTAATAAGGCAAGCAGGGAAGTGAGTAGGGCGATGAGGGCTTTGAGTTTCGCTATTTTCGCTATGATGGCGAGGCGGGTCATGGGGTCGTGTAATAGCAGGAAATTTGAAACTCTGAAGAAGAACTGTTGTCGTCAGAGTAATAAGCAAAGTCCCAGCCGTTATTCCATGTGGTTGAACCGTTGATGGTGAATTTGACGGCGGTTGTAGTTGCGGTTATCTGGGTATCGGTCGTGTTTAATTTGAGCCATGTGGAGGTGGCATTTGCGGTGGACGTGGTGAATCCGAGGTTGAAATTCACTGTCCCCGACGCGACGGTACCATTGTTCTTTGTTCCCGCGAAACAGCTTTTAAGAGTTGAGGTGGCTTGCGATGTTCCAAGGACGTGCTTCTTGTTCGAGGTGAGGTTCGCAATGGTGAATGGGATGAGGTCTTGCGCCGTTGAGGTGACATATTTGTTCCCGTTGGCATCCACGATGTTATTGCCCGTCGATTGGATATAGCCGGAGTTGGTTAAGTTTGTGGAGGATTCGTTTGAATCCGTAATGGTCGTTATCGTCCCCGATGGAGAACGTAGTTCAGAAGATGAAGCAACGCCAGTTGCTGTCACTTCAAAGCGTTGTGTCGTTCCGGTTGGGTTGGTTGTCCATGTGGTGAAGTCAATGAAGTCGGCTCCCGTTGAAGTGGCGGTGTTCAATCCGAGCCACGTCCCCGAACTGTTGGCGAAGTTTACCGTCGTCGAACCGAATGAAAGGACGGCCAGGGATGACGTGGTCTGGTTCGGCACACCCAAGAAACTGGTAGAAGCGGTGGTAATTTGGAGCGTAGATGAGCCATTAAGCCACAAGAGGCCGGAAGCCCCGCCGAACGATCCGCCGTTGTTATATTGAATTTGCGTCGTCGAACCGCCGGGCGATCCCGACCCCGTGGACGTTGAATATTTATTCCCATTCGGATCGACGAGATTTCCAATGACTTGCGTATAGCCTGACGCGGTAAGGTTCGTAACCGATGCGTTGGTGAACGTCGGATTGACGCTCAATCCGATGAGTTCAGTGCCAGTCGCGGATACCGTGGATACTTGTATGTTCGTTCCTGACGCGCTGAAAGTGAGCGCGGGCTGGGATGAAGTGGAATAGACCGAGTTTGCGGAATTTGCAATTACCCATTGACCGGCGGTCATTGCGGTTGAAGTCGAATATTTATTCCCGTTGGCGTCGAATAAACTGTTGCCCCAGATGTTCACCGTGCCGGTGGGGGAAACCTCAAATCGTTGGGTAGTTCCAGATGGATTGCTTGCCGTGCCGTAGGTAGTGAAATCGAGGAAATCCGCTCCCGTAGAAGTAGGAGTGTTTATTCCGAGCCACGTCCCTGAAGCATTAGCGAACGCATCAGTGGTCGTCCCAAACGTGAAGGCTGCTGAACTTGTCCCTTGAGCTGGCGTGATCGTGAGGGTCGAAGAACTGTCAAAATTGATGCTCCCCACATCTACTGATTCATGCCCGTTGCCGCCTGTATATTGGAAGTTAAGTGCTTGGTTGAATCCGCTGTTACCTACCCGAAGTTTTGCGTCATGGCCTACTGCGGAACTCCACACATTTATATTTCCCGTCGCACCTTGAGGACGCAAGTTCACGTCTCCGGCATTATTGTTTTCGACATCAAGATTAGTGCCATCATAGGTCACGTCGCCAGTATTCGCATTTTGTGCTTGCAAGCTCAAAATCGGGTTTGCCGAGCTCGTGCCGATAATACGGAGGTCGGTATATCCGCTGCCTGACAGGTTTTGCCGGAATACGAACGCGTCGGAACTCGTCGCCTTAATGACGAAAATGTAGACAGGGACTCCTACAGTCGCCGTGGCATAAGGCTGGTTTATCGTGAATACCGCAGAACCCGTCGTGTTATTCCCCGTGATAGTGGTCGAAGCGGTGATACTGATGGCTGGTGTCGTCGTCGTTATGCTGAAAGCAACCGAGGTCGTTGCCGTGCCGCCAAGCTGACCGAACAGAATCTGCCCGTTCACCCATGCTGTCGAACTGGGGAGGGATTGTACGGTAAGTCCAGTGGATGTTACATACTTATTTCCATTAGCGTCATATAAGGCATTTCCTGTGACTTGAATGTAGCTTGATTCTGTAAGCGTCGTGCCCGAAGTATTTGTGAGCACGTTGCTCGCTGTGCCCGTCGAATTTATCGGTAGATCAAATATATAAGTGGTGGGAGTGGGGTATTGGTCAACAGGTATCATCGTGCGCGTGGCCCCCGTATTGATGGCAGCATAAGCGGTCGTAATACCGATAAGGGAGCCGAGGATTGAGAGGATGAGTTTTTTCATGCTAGTTGAGATTTAGTGTCCCCGCCCCGACGTTGAGCGTGGCTGATGAGAGATTGAGCTGGGTTGTTGTGGTTGTATTTGAAGCAGACGGCTTAAATGTAGCCATGCTCGCTAGGTAGCTTTGTGTCTGACCGAATGTCCATGTAGACGATGCGGTACCAGAAGATGATTGAACATAATACTCTGTTTCATAGGATATGCTCCCATCCTTTCGATTGGTAACTTCAGTTTGGTTTGTCCCTTTCGTTATGGTAATGGACCCGCCAGTAATGTTTATAACACCTCCGAGAACAAGGTCAGAAGCCGTCGTCGTTGAGGAATTGGATACTATACCGTCTGTATTAGTATTGCCGGTTGAATCCCTTGACGCCGCAACGTCTTGAGCATTTGTCTTCGCAACACCGGAAAATTCAGCAATGCTTAATGATTGGAAAGTAGTGTTAGGAAATGTTGATGATACAGTGGTACTTCCACCGGTTACGTTCTGCGAATAGCATATTTGGCTTGCCTGTAATTGGGTCGCATCTGATATCAAGCTTCCAGATACGCAAGTGAAAGCGTCTCCCTTATTATCGTGCATAGTTAATCCTGTTCCCGTCCCCCCCCAAGTAGCCCATCCAACGATAAGGTTCCCTGCACCGACATTTGAACCAAACGTAGTAGGGCAACCGCTCGACGTACATGAAGTAGAACCGATGGCTTGCGAAGTGCTTGTCCCTTGTACAAATGAAATCGCCCCAAATGCCACAGATGGGATAAGAAGAAACGGAACGATGTAAAGTAGTTTCTTCACTTGCATGATGAACTAGGAATTGAAAATAGGAGACCACCCGTCCAGACGAGAACGTTATAGGTGGATGAGTTTGTCGTATCAATCCCCATAAAGCACATGGGCTTCGACGAAGTGCCGACTTGGAGCGTAGAAGTTGAAGAGCCCGGCTGGTAAATGAGGGATGATGTTGGGGCGATATATGATGTGCTTGCGGTCGGATAATAGGGAATGTTGAAAGCGACGACGCTGTTTGCCGTCGTGCTGACATTTCCACTTCCCGAACCCGCAGCTGTTGCGCACGTTACCGTCCCCGTAGCTGACACTTTTTGCACGAAGTTTGACCCACAGTCCTGTGCAACTTGTCCCGTGAAAACTCCATTCGTGTTCCCGAAAATGGATGAGTTGAGAATTGTCGAGCTTATGGATCCGGTGAAGGTAGCCGAAACGGTCGTAAAAAGACGGGTGTTCGTGGCGAAGGTGAGGTCGATACTCGAAGTGCCGGTATTCGTTCCCGTGAATATCAAGAGGCCATTTGCCGTGCCAGTGGCGTTGAACGAGCCAGAGCCGCCACCCGATCCGCATGTTGAGGTGGCGAATGTCCCGGAAGTGTTTGAGATTGTAACGCACGGATTGGCCGTCGAACCCATCGACGGGACCGTAAATGTGATGTTATTTTGGATTGGCTCGATCGTACCGCTCACGACGCGAAATAGGTTTGGCGTGATGTATTGCGCGTGAGCCGCCAAAAATGAAGCGAAAAGAAGTGCTATTGCGATTAGGGATGCTTTTTTCATGCCTTTTGGTAATACGAGACGTTAAGCGTTACGTTTGTCGTTGTATCGCTCAGCAAGATGAACTGCAAATTGGTAATAGACTTGTCCACGTCATATTGGATGGCGTTGCCGGCGTAGAGCGGCATACCGACCGTGGAAGTGGGAGCGGTACCATCATCACGCCAGCGCACATTGCCCTGCGTTTCGATTTGGATGATGGCCTTATTCGCGCCGGCAGGAATGCTCGGCAATGATGCGGCGGCACTCGTAACCGTCATCTGCGCGTAGCCGACCGGCTTTCCGGTCTGCATGATGATCGTCTTTTGGGACGGGTCTTGCCAACGAAGGCTAGTCTCCATAGCGTGCGAGGGTTTGGTTTAATTCCTTCACGACGTTGAAGGTTTTTTTGATGGCGTGGAATTTCATTGCTGCTTGCACAAGGGGATTTTTGAGGTCGTCGCGCTCCTCGGGCTTGATCTGCTTCTCGCGGCGCCCCATGTCTTCCTCTACGCGCTTCATGCTTGCAAGCGATAACGCCCCTTGCTCTAACTCTTTCGAAATCTCCGGCTCGAAGTCCTGCGGGTTGAGCGAACGAATAGCGTCGGCTTTCTCGTTTTGCAGGCGAACATAATGCCACACGTCCTCGAGGCCATCTTTGCCCCTGCCTTTGGCGAGGAGCGAAAGCACCTTCTGCCGCGCGTTCGGGTAGCTAGCGAAGAACCGCGAAACCTCCTCGAACATGGAATAACGGGCGGGGATGTCGAGTTCCACCGCCCCCATGCCGAGGAGTTTCATAAGCTCGAAGTTTTCGACTGACGTGGCCATTAGAATTGAATGAAGGTATACGATAGCGTCGCCGTTGCCGTGTCGCCGATGCACGAAACGGAGCCGGCATAATTGTCGAGAAGCTGATACACGATGCTGCTTGAGGGGGTGATTGTGACTCCCGTAAATGCGGCGCAGGAGTCTCCCTCGCAAACATTGATGGGCGTGGTACCCGTTGCATACGTCGCCGTAAACGATAGCCGCTGGTTTGCGGCTCCGAGGTTCGTTGAAGACGCGATAACAACAGTGCTCGTGCCATTTTTGCAGACGATGTTCGTACTCGTCGCGTTCGCGAAAGTATTGACGAGACCAACACCCGCGACGCCTCCCATGCCCGGCGCGAGGGCAGGCTTCGTATTGCTCGCGATAATCCAAAGGGGCAAAGCGATAAGCACGAAAGCTGAGATAGATACTAATTTGGTGTTCATTTTAGGTTATTTAGGTTACGACCTTTTAAGTATGGGGTGAATAAGGCGACTTGCCAAGATGGGGATTTGGGGGTATAGGTTAAGCATGAAGCAAATCAAGGGGTTTTTACTGGCTGTTTGGATAATCGCACTGGTATTGATCGGGATTGCCTTGCCCCCGCTTGGTTTGGGGTTATTCGTGGTAATGCTGCTCCTGCTGGGGACGTTCCAGCACCAAGATTCGAAGCGACTGACCCGGCCCGACTTGCTATAAGTGCTCCCTGCGCGGCATGCGAAGCGGTGAGAATACCGCTTATTTTGTTTTCGGTCATGCCAATGCCCCGCAAGAACTCAAACGCCATTCGCGGCGAACTTAAAGCGAGCGCTCCGAGAAGCTGAGGATGGATAAATGATCCAATTAGCTCTCCTCCTGCTAGAAGCCCGTGTGGTGTCCATTGCTGCGCTTTCATGCCTGTCGTGATTGACCGGATATCTTTGCCGGTAACCTTGCTCAATTCGTCGACGAGGTAGCCGCGTAAATCTTTGTCGCTACCTGCGGCCTTGCTCACCTTTTTCAAAATCGTTTCCGGCCCCGCTTTGCCGCCTAGCGAGAGGTCGCGTTTGAACTCTTTAAGGAGCCCGGCGGTTTTCGAATACTCGGTGTCGATTTTCTTGAACTCTGGGATGCGTTCACGGAGATAATTTTTGATGTTGCCACCGAGTTCCGTTACCATCGCATTCACGCGGTTCGCCTTTTCGAGAGGCTTGAAGTACCCGCTGATTTTCTCTTGGAGGTTCTTGATGCCTTCGGGTGTCGTGTCTTTCCATTGCGTGATGTCATCGTACATATTTTGAACGCGCGAGTAATCGGAACGCGGGATTGGAGAATTAGAGAAATCGAGTTCGCCGTCCTTACTAATGGCAATCTTGAAATTATCTAGCGTCCGGCCGAGGACGGTTTTTAGCCCCTGCGTTGAAATGGGGAATGTCTCGCCTGCGACTTGCCCGGCTTCTTCGGCTGCCGCCGGCAGTTTGTTGTTCTGCATGACGGTCGCGAATTGGTTGCCCTTCTGTTCCAAATTGGTTTCGCGGTAGTTCTCAGAAATGTCCTTGATGCCCTGCTGGTAATCGGCAAGCTGTTTTTTGCGGATCGTCGCAATGCCTTTTTGAAGGTCATTAACGAACTCATCAGGTTCGACGCCTCCGCGTGCTGCGGCTGTCATCGCTTCGAGGGGTGCGCCACCTTCGCGAGCCGCATTCAATACGCTCGTTGCGCCCTCGTAACCAAGCTTCGATGGAATGCCGACTGCGGATGCAATACCTTTGTTGGCGAGATTGAGAGCGCCTCCCGCGACGTTTCCGGCAACATTGAATGGATTGATAGCTTCGCCAGTGGCTCGTACCGCTTCTCCTGTTTTTGCTATCGCACCTCCCGCTTCTCCGAACTTGCCAAGCATCGCGCCTCCGCCTTCGAGAAGCATGCTCATGTCCGCGGCGAGGCCTGCGGGGTCGGTGTACGCTGTGTGCGCGGTCTTCGCGAGGAACGACTGGACATTGCCGGAAAGCAAATCAGAAATGCCATAACGCTGGTCAAAAAAGTTCTTCGTCTGGTCGAAGCTCTCAGTGTTCGCGTCGTTAAAGTTCGTGCCGCCGACCGTATTTGAAAGCTCCTTGCCCGCGCCTACGACGGCACTCCCGAGGTTTTGGAAGGTGTTGAAGGGGTGCATGACGGCATTGCCGAGGCCGCCTAAAAGGTTGCCGACCGAGTTCACGGCATTGCCGACAAAGCCGCCAAGGGATGGCGACTGGTTCGGTTGCACAGATTGGAACGAGCCAGGCGGCAGATTATTGATGTTCAAACCGCCTCCTTGCGGCTGGACTGGCGTATACGAACCGGATGGGAGGTCGTTGATGTTCATGCTGGCGTCATGTTGCCTTGGGCATCGACGTTATAAGTCTGCCCTTGGTAGACGACTTGCTGCGGCTGGGATTGGTTGCCAGGATTCAGTTGCGCTGGCGATGTTGGCACGTTCTGGTTCGGCAAAAGTTCGTTCTTCCACTTGTTCACGAACGACTGCACAACGGCGAGCTTATTCTGCGCCGTTTCGAGGTTGTCCGTGATCTGCGGAAGGTTCGAGGTTGCGGTGTCGATTTCGGATTGGTTCAAGCGGAAGCCAGAACCGGAACCGCCGGCGAGAGCTTGGATGGCGTTAATCGCGGTATCGCGATAGGTGTTGAACGATGCGATGGTCGGGTTCGTTTGCAGGAAATCTTGGAGTTGGTTGCCGATAAGCCCTTGCAAGCGGCCACCGAAGCCGCTGCTTAAAATCTGCGGGATTGTCTGGGATATCTGGTTGAGGTTTTGCGTCGTGATATCGATGCTGCGGGCTTTCGTGACTTCATCAGCAGTAAGGATAGGTATTCCGGAGCGCGAAGCGTAAAGCTGCGCCATCGCTTGGAAGTTCGAGGGGATTTTCTCTTGGTTGAGGTAAGGCGTGCCGTCGGAGAGCGTCTCGACTGCCGGCTGGATTTGCGCGGGTGCTTGGATTTGCGATTGCTGGGACGCATGGTGCTGGGCGAGCCATTGCGCGACATGGTTTATCCCGTCCTGCATCGAGCCGAAGCCGGTGGGTCGTCCCTGCGCCATCGCTGAATCAGAGTTTCCGTAATTGCCGGGGTTGTTCATCCGCGCGCCTGCGCTGCCGTCACTTCCCATCTGCGATTCCACGGCAAGGACTGCTGACAATGCTTTTGGCGAAACGCCTGCCGAGGTCGAGGCATTCATAATCATGTCTCCGGTAATCGGAGAGTTCGGGTACTTATCGGCAATCCACGACTGGATTTGCGATGAAGTGGTCATTTGCTGCGGCATCGTGCCGATCGAGGACATAATCTTGTTCTCGTACTGCGGATCGGTCGCGTAGGTTGAAAGGTCATAACCGAGGATATTGTTCGGAGCCATCGTCGAGGTCGTCGAGCCGTTGTTGACGAGGGATGAGAAGCCAGACGAGGGGCCGCCGCCAAAGTTCGGCATCTGGCCGGTCGCTTGGAAGTATTGCAGGTCGAGGGCGAGTTTCTGGTCTGCCGTGAGATTCTGATAGGGGAGCTGCGCGAGCCGACCCTGCTGAGCGAGGCCTGCTTCGGAGAGCGTGCCTTGTAGGGCTTGGTACGCCGCCTGCGAGCGTATCTGGCGGTTCTGTTGCTCCAAGGACAAGCCCTGCTGGGCGATATTCGCCGCGTTCTGGGCTTGCGTGATGGAGAGCTGGTTGAGACCCTGCTGAACCTGCGCGCCGAAGCCGACGTTGTTGTATTCCGACATCGCCAAATCTAAGGGGACGCCGCGGCCGAACCATGAGAGCTGCTTTCCCTGCGTCGCGAGGTTAAACGCCTGTGAGTTTACCTGCGCGTTCTGCATCTGGCCGATGGCTGCGAGGAGCTGCTGCTGCGACTGCAACTCTTGGTCGCTGATCTGCGAAACCTTCTGGTAATTCTCGAGGTTCGCGTTGATGGCATTAAAGAGGTCGCTGTTATTGGATGGGTTGCTGGCGAAGTTCGAAACGTTGGAAGTGGTATTCAGGCTTCCGGTCACTTCCGGCGCAGGAGCGGGATTACTCGGCTGCACGTTCTGCTGGAGAGGATTACCACTCGCGTCATACCATACGCCGCCTATGCCGTATGCGGCTCCGGCTGGAGTAGAACCTGGCTTGAATCCGGGAGGAACCGGCGGTGCAACAGGGCTTGGAGCTGGGGCAGGTTGCGCAGTTCCGCGATTCCCGTTTCCAGCGAAGTTGGCTGGGTTGAAAAGCGGAGAGTTCGAATAAGGACTGACGGGAAGGTTCGAAGGTACGCTGAAATTGGTGTTGGTCGTGGTTGGCGTTGGCGAAAGTCCAGTTTGCTGGGCGTAGTTCTGTGCTGGAAGCGAAAACTGAGCTGGAAGCGAAGTCGAGCCGCTTGTCGCAAGCGGTTGGCCGATGAATTGTGAAATGCCGCTGTAATTCGCAAGCGGAGCGGCGCTCGAATTTGCCGGCGCACCTTGCGGCGGTTGGATCGCGAACGGGTTTTGATTCTGCGTCCCGAAAATGGGAGTGGTGGATGGCATTAAGGTTTGGCAGTAAGTTCATACTCGACCTCGACCTTGCGGATGATTGCTGCGGTGTTCGAAACGGCGGCGTGGTTGAAGTAAAAATTGAGATAGAAGCTCGATACGTCCGTTATAGTTTGAATGATAGAGGTTTGGAGCGCGTTTACAAGTTCCGGTTTGGTGGTTGTGGTAATCGTATAGTTTAGGAGGTCGTTCGCGCCGCCTGGCAATGATGCTCCGCTGTTATAATCCCTCACGAGTGATGCAACGACAGAAGCATTCGAGGAAAACTGGGAGAAATAAATATTGATGCGCCGGATCGTTGATTTATATGGAAGCTCGATGAGGCCGGTTCGGAACGACACGTTTTTCTCATAGCCACCCGTCCCGTCGAGATATTGAACCTCGTAAGTTGTCCCCGCCTTCATGCCGATATAGAGCTTGTTGGATTGGTTGTTCGAGAGCATCCCGACCGTGGTGGATGTCACCGAGCCATCGTCGGCGAAAAATGGCTCATGATAGCCGACACCCGGAATGTAGCAACTCAAAACGCTCGCAGTATTTGGGCTTGTCCCCCACCATACAAGGTTGCCGTTGTAGAGCGCTATCGAACGCGGGTCAGGAGCGTTGCCAATGCTCGTCGTCGAGTTCTCGTAGAGCGTTTGGAACTTGGAGACACCGTAAGCAATCGGTAGATATTTTATCTTCGTCGTGTTGTTGCGTCCCTGTGAGAAGCAATAGAGGAAGTCAGAGTTAAACAACGCGGTGGCGTAGAAGTCCTGCACATCGTAGGAAAAATTCGGCGTGGCATTCGCGCCCGCGTTCGTGCCGTCCCACAGGAGCACCTTGCACTCGGACTGCGCCGTGAACGAGTTGAACGAGGTGCCGTTCTTGATGCAGAGGATGGCAATGAAGTTCTGGTACTTGACGATATCCACGCAGATCCATCCGAAGCCGCAGTTGAGGGCTTTATTCGTGTACGTCCCGTTGCCATTGCCGGCGACGTTGCCGTCATAGGAGAGGACATACTGCCCATTCGTCATGTAAAGGATTTTGTTCGGGCCTTCGCAGAAGCGGTGCGGAACGCCTTTCACCGGATTGATGCCGCTTCCCGCAAAGTAGCTGCCGCCGTCGCTGCCGGAGAAAAAGTTATCGCTCACGAACGAGGCGGTGTTGATGTTGTAATATCCCACAGCGCCGTTGCCTGAATCGTTCCATGAATAGAAGATGCCGGGCGTAGCCGCGCTCGACTGCGAACCCGTATAGAAAATGATGTCCTCGCCCCAGAAGCCGGTGCCGGGAAGCGTGGTGAAATTGTTGCCGGATGTTGCCGTGATATCACGTCTGCTGGTCGTCCCCGTAGCAGACGCTTTCACGACGCCTGGCGCCGTGCCGCCAAGGCCACCAAGAATATACCAATAGTTATTCGGCGATTGGGTAACGTCCACGGCAATCGCGCGAGGAAGCGAGTTGAAAAACGACGAGCCGTCCGTAATCCCGCCGACGTTGAAAATCTCTGCTGGCGCGATGTGCCCGAGCTTCTCCTTCCGCAAGAGGGAGATGCCCGGACCGAGCGTATATTGGTTCGGCTGTCCCTGCAATGCGGCGCCCGGCACGCCCCACAGATCGGGAATCCACCCGCCCATCTGGGCTTCTAGCGTGAGCGTTTTGATTTGTGGCTTGGTCTGGTCGGACATAGTTATGCGATTCGAAATACGCCGAAGTAGCAGGCGTCTTGTTCGTATTGCGTGGCAGCGCCAGAACTTGCAGCGACATCCAAATAATCGTTGACCGCCATTACCTGAATGTTGACGGAAGACCCGCTCGCTAGTGTAAGGACGTTAGTTACTTGGCTCGGGGAATTGCAAATGTTTGATCCGTTCTTCCGTATATAGTAATTCGTAACCGTTCCGGTCGCATTGACATAGGACTGACCATGTCCGGCGAATGCGACATACGTCCCAGCAACCTTGCACACCCACCGCTTGTTAGTCGAATCCCATTCGCTATTGTTATCGACGACGATATTCCCGAAATTGGCCGGCGTTCCGGCGGTAAACTGGTTGCCCGCTCCGTTTGCATAAAAACGGCTGGCAAAACCCGGTGTGGCCCATTGCGGATTAGCGCCCCCGCCCTGCGTCTGTAAGAACTGCCCTGACGTGCCCGCTGCGAGGCGTGCACGCTGAGTCCCATTAAAGAATTCAACGTCGCCTTGTGTCGTCATACCAAGCCATGAAGGATTTGCACTTCCCCCCGCTGTCGTAAGTGCTTGCCCGTTTGAACCGGCTCCGAGGCGAACCCATGCCGTCCCGTTGTAATACAGCACATCGCCCTGTGCCGGAGAATCGGGGAAGCCGACGCCATCGAGCTTGGTGGACTGCCAGCCACCGTTGATATAGACGTAAAGCCAGTAATCGGTGCCGTCATTGTAAATGGTGCGATAACCGTTTCCCGCCGTCCCCGCCGGTTTCGTAGTCACATAGGGAATCGCAACCTGGCCCTGTATCGTCGCTACGGTTACGGGATCAAGGACAGGATTGAGTGGATTTGCGTTTTGTTGGTCAGCCATTAGTTGTAATTGACGTACGACTGTTTGAGTTGGTATCCGTCATCCTCATTCTTGGTGGATTGGAATCGCCGCATCCTCGCTTCGAGATCGGCATAGCGGGCTTGGAGGACCGTAACGGCTGACGGGATATTCATCAGGGCGTAATCAACGCACGCATCGAGGCCGATCAATGGGACAAACGCCGACTCGATGGGGACAACTTTTGTCGTGTCACCCGAAAGGAATTCAGTCGGCTCTCGCCAGAACTGGATACGCATCTTGGCGCCGCTTGTGACATCCGAGGAAACCGCCATCGGATAAACCCAGAGGGCATTGCTTTCGATGTCGTAATAGGGGTTGGTCTTGATAAAGTTGTTATCGAGGTTCGTATCGTTGCCGATGCCTACGCGGATCGTGGAGGGGTCAAGAGGATTTGCCTTGTTCCAATTTGTGCCGTCATAGGTGAAATCCACGCGCTTGATTTTCAAGGCGGTGATGATGGACTGCGTGAATGAGTGGGTGCCGGATTGCGTGCCGGATGTATTTATCGCGCTTCCGCCCTGCGTTGCGGAAACTTCAAACGCGTTGGCGCCGAGCCCCGCTGAAATGACATAGTACGTCGTCGATGCCGCAAGGCCGGTGGGCAGTGCGCCCGTTGTCGTGAGCTGGATTGCATCGTTGACCCGCAAGCCGTGGTTGTTCGCCGTGAAGACCCCAGGCGATGCAATCGTTATCGTAACCGTGTTGCCCGTTGTCCCCTCGGGATAAAGCAAGCTCCACAGCCCGGTCGTGAACTTGTAATCGCGCTGTGCTGCGACCATCGGACGCGTGGCAATGGGATAGTTGCTCAACAGCGAGCTGTCGTCGAAATCCCAGTCGTCCTCCGATTCAAGGATGGTCGTGACGTGCTTTTGGAAAGCGTTGTTGATGAGGCGCGTAAACTGCTTCAACAACGTGGCGTTGCCGGAAATATTGCCGTCACCCAAGCCGGTATAAATTTCGCAGAGCTGGATGAGCCCGTTCTTGTTAGTAGTGTCGGAGTAAGGTATCGACATGAAACAAAAATGCCGTCCCGGTCAGAGGACGGCGCTTGCCTTTCTGTTAAGTTCAGATTAAGCCGCTAAAGGAACACTGTCAATACACAGATGGCCGCGACGAACGTTTTCACGATGAGACACTATCTCCAGATGTTCTGGGTTCACGCAACCTCTATTGCGGCAAAGGTGGTCAACTTCCAAATTATGGGGGATCGGACCTCGAAGCAGCTCCCATGAAAACCGATGCGCCCAAATAGAGCCATATTTGCCGTATCCATTACTTGTAGTGCCAGTCCACTGCCAACAAGCGCCCACTGTCATTTCTTCAGGAGGAATAAATACATGGCTCCAAAAATGCTCCCGCCTATCTTTAACTTTCATGCATAGTTAAGTGTAATCATTACTATTTGTGTGTCAAGTCAAGATAGTGCAGGAAGGCTTGCAGGCGACCGTCGCGCCAGCAATGCCTTTCTTCCCAATCCACAGGTCGTCCACCGCAAGCATCTTGGCTATAACCAATACAAACGTTATTCCTGTCAATGAGGATGTCGCGGCCTTCGAGCATTGCGACCTTGGCAACATACTGGTTTTCGCCGCCGTACCATTCGTCCATCTTCTCGTTGAAACGCGGCATGATGGACCGCGGAGCGCATGCCCAGTTCATCTCCCATTCGGCGAAATAGCTTTTGCACTTCGAAACTCCGTCAGGATAGGCCGCCATGCGATGATCCTCCTCGGAGATGCCCTGTAATCCCTCTTTTGCTTTATGCCCGACGCCTGTAATGAAGGCATTTGGGTGCGCTTGATAGTCATCCCAAAATCGCTGAAGCCCGTCGTCAGGAATCCAAATGAAGTCCTGCAAAAAGACAAGCAGTTCGCCCTCGGCGCGGTCAAGGCAATCGTTATACGCCTTATTCAGATTCCACGCATCCGTTTCGAATTTCTCGCGGGGCCTAAAGATCTGCCAGTTTTCAAGATGGGTGAGCCCTTTGTGGTAGAACAATGCGTCGTTCGCAACGATGACTTCGAAATCGTGGAATGTCTGCCGATCAAGGTCATCGAGCAATACCTTATGCCAGCCGTCACGATTCGTAACGCAGATGACGGAAATTTTAGGCATGGAAGCGGTCGCCGTACTTCTTGAAAAAGAGCGCCGCATTGCGCTCGAACATGGCATGTCGATCCATGCCGAAATAGGTTTCGGTTGTGATGCTCGCGCGGTGGTTAAACCGCACCGAGACGGCTTGGAATGGGATGCCGAGGTCATATGCCCTCACCGCATAGTCATCGTCGCAAAACCCGTACCCGTCCTTGAACCGCTCGTCGAAATGTCCGACCCGTTCATACACTTCGCGCGGGGCGCAGATAAGGCCGAAGTTCGGGGTAGGGAGTTGCGTGAAGTGCCCGGTCGTAACAGCGTAGGAAGTCATCGTCCCTGGTATTGGCATCTTCGTGAGCCACTCCTTGTCCTCGATGGCACTGATACCACTCATCAGAATGAAATAATCGCCCGAAGCACGGTCAAGAGCGTCGTTCATCTTTTCAAGCCACGATTTCGTGTTGCAGATAGCAATCAATTCGAAATCCTGTCCGATAGAATTGCGGATCACGGAATCAACGGCGCCGAGGCGGTATTCGAGTATCTTCCCATCTGGGTCATAGCTTGGGAGGATGATGGAGAATTTCATAGTTGTATAAGCCCTTTTTCTAGGTTCTTAGCGTAGTGTTCGCTCGTCCATTTGCTTTCGATATAGCCGCGCGTGTTCCAGTCGGTTGCAGTCGTTTTGAGGGACTGGATGGCGTCTCTGATATGGCGTGGATCGGGAACGCTCACGAGCCCTAATCCGCATTCCTCAACGTATTCGCGGTTCTTCGGGCTGTCGGCCATCACGATAACAGGGATATTCATCGCCATCGCTTCGAGGGTCATGCGTTGCCCGCCTCCCCAAAAATCGGAGGTGTTGAGAGCGACATGCGCTTCGTTCAAAAGCGGCACCATCTCCTCCTTCGGCATTTCAGCGCGCACGTCCATGCCTTTCGCCTGGCACCATTCGTAGCATTGCTTCTCGTGGTCTTGGAATTGCCCGATGGCAAGTCCTGTTTCGCCAACGGCATCGGCGAATAAGTTGTGCCGTTTCCACAATGCGAATGACGCCCATATGGCGGCGTCGTATTTCTTCTCAACCTTCATCGGCTTAAATATCTGCTCGTTGATGCCGAACGCGCGGAGGTACGGCTTGCCGAATGCGGCAAACTCATCCTCGTTGATTTTCGATTCCGTGAAATAGAGGTCAAAGCCGTTGACATTGTTTGACGTAATGGGACCGCCGGCGAAGCAGATGGCCTTCTTGCCGGGGAGCTCTTTGACGTGTGGTGTCTCATAGCCGCATAGTGCACCCCAAAACAAAATGACATCCGGCTTGAACTCCTTGATCTGCTCGTCGTCAAACGGCTCGAAATAGCCGATGGTGTGGCGTTCCTCGAGCCGCTTCAAAGCGAGATACAAGCCGTCGTTAAACCGCGTGCCGTAGTATTTCCGCAATGATTCCCAGACGAAAGCGATTCTCATATTGGTGATTCTTGAATCCGGCGGCGAAGCTCGGTACTTGAATAGTTATGGGCCCGAGTGTTGAAGATGACGGGAATCGGCAGTTCGTCGCCGGTAAATCGCTTTGTTCTCCAGTCATCGCCAATGATACGGATTAAGTCGGAATTGGTACTTTTGAGATTCTTTATTCTGACGAGCAAATCTTCCTCCGTCGTGTAAACCTCAATCTCATCGATATATTTAATACCAGAGAGAATAGTTACGCGTTCCTCTATCGACATAATCGGCTTATGTTTCTCCGGCCGGTCAATCGATGGATCTTCCTGCAAGAAGACGATGAGCTTCGCGCAATACCACTTCGCTTCCTTGAACATCAAAACATGCCCAGCGTGGACTAAATCAAACGCCCCGCATGTGAATCCTACGCGCATAGTTCGTTGTGCCAAACATCAGCGACCTTGTTCCAGTCGAAGGTGAATCGCGCCCATTCACGCATGGAGTTGCGCGCCTGCTCGCTAGGAGCGTTCTGAAGGAAACGAATGGCATCCTGCGTCCATTGCTTCTGCATCGCCTTATCGTGCATGGCGAAGTCGATCTGATATGGCTCTGCCCAGGTCTCTTTCGTTTTCTTCGAATGGAGAAAAACGCCGCCATGCCCTTTCTTCTCCTTCATGGCGGAGAAATCGGTCGTGATCGGGATGGCTCCCGCGGCCATGGCCTTCGAAAGCGATATGCAGTCAATTTCGGCGAATTCAGAGGGATAGGCGAAGACGTTTGCGCGCCGGTAGAGTTCCGCAACTTCCGAATGCGACACGCGCCCCAGCTCCTCCACTCCGAGGTCTTTCATGCGCTTCTGCATCCGGTCCTTGAATGCCATCATCTTTTCGTTTGTCGAATGGGCGATCTCAAACACGCGCCAGCCATACGCCCATTTGAGACGGACCGCCGGCACGACCTTCTTGATTTCCTCGAAGCAATCGAGCAGGGCCGACAAGCTCCGCTCGGGGCTTGAAGTGTTCACCATGAGCAGCGGCTCGCGCACTGAATCAGTTTCGAAAATTGAGGCGTCAATCCCGTTCGGGCAAACGATAACTTTTTCGTCGGGGATGCTTGGAAATAGAGAGCGATGGAACTGGGATTTGACGAATACCTTGGTTATCTTCGCGATGCGCTCTGGCGTAAATTCGCCGTCCTGGATAACGTCGTGCAGATCGACGTAAATTTTCGTTGCGTTGATATCGAACTTCAAAGGGCTCGGATGGCGCCAGATCACGACCGCGTCCTGCTTGTCGCGCACGTTCCAAAGCCAGAATGGGCGCCACTTCACGCCGTCGTGTATCCTGTCCTCGGTGCCGCAATTCGCGTACACTTCGACATTCCAGCCGCGCTCTGTGAGTAGCTTCGAAAGCCAGATAATCGCTTCCTCGGAACCGCCGATGCCTTTCTGCTTCGCCGTTTCAGGGTTCCATGTTTCGCCGGTATTGCCACAGTAGAAAACCAAATCCCTCCCGGAGCTGGTTTCTTTGACAAACGTTGAATTGCGGATGACGGCGATAGCGGGATGCGCTTGGTATTCGATCGGCAGCGCATCGAGTTCCCGCTTCAGCTCGTCGCGGTCGGTAATCTGCTTCAGCCGTTCTGCGGCTTTAAGGACTTCGTTAAAGATGCGCGTTTCCTCGCGTAACTGGACGACAATGCGCTCGGTCTCAGGGTCGCTCGGCACGAGCTCCAGGCATTTCTCCAAAAGCGGCAATGACATGTCGGGGCGCCCGAACATCCAATAGGCTTTGGCAAGGTTCTTCATTGGTTGCCAGTCGTAATCGCGCGGGTTGTAAACGAGGATGGAATGGATTGGCGGTTTCTTTACGATGCCCGATAGGTAGGTTTTTATCGAATCCTCATACATGCCGTCGTCGAGATAGAGAGAGCCGAGGACGTTATAGGCATCGGGGTATTCGGGGCGTATGCCGATCGCGAGCTGCGCTTCTTGTATCGCGTGCGTCCGCTTGCCCAATGCCCAATAACATTCAGCGCGCCGCAGTCTGCACAAATACTTTTCTTCGTCGGCCTGCGAATCGTCGAGGAAGATATCAAAAGCATCAAGCGCCATCTGATAGTCATTCACGCCGCGATAAGCGTTGCCGAGGTTCCACCATGAGCGAGGGTCGTTTTCCTCTTTCTTGGCTTGCTCCATGGCGATCTCGAGGTTCCGCTCGCGGGATTCCTCCGAATGCTTCTCATCGGTGAGGTGGATACGGTCAATGCCCTGCAAGAACCAAGGATTGATATCGCGGGTCGGCTGGAGGTCTTCGTGGATCATGCCTTTCCAGACGACGCAGCCATCGTTCTTCACGACCTGCGTTTTCATATGAACGATGGTCGGGTTGCGGTCTTCGTCGAACGCGTAGAGGTAATTGAGGACGAATGTATCAACTTCGGGATGCTCGTAGAGGATACCTTTCAGGCGCTCAATACCGCGCAAGCCATCGTCGGCATCAAGCCAGAGGATATGCGTATACGATTTCGTGACCTGCTCGAAATTGAAGTTGCGGGCTTTCGAAAAATCGTTGCACCATTCGAAATGCGAAATGCGCGCGTGATACATCTTGCATACCTTCTCGACGGCTTCATTGGGCTGCGTGATCGTGATGAACACGCCATCAACGGAATGAGCTGATAAGGAAAGGCAGCGGCGCAAACGTTCGGCTTCGTCATCCGAACCCTTCACGATCATCGCGAGCGCGAGCTTTACCTTCGGGCTTCGAGTTTTTGCTTTTGGCATTTGAGGCATTCAAGCCAGAACAACCAATCCATGCGCTCGACTTGGCGCCAGTTGTGCCGGCAGAATAGTTGTTTAAGTGTGTTGAGAAACATTGTATTGCATGAATGTTTTAGCGAACCATAAGCCGCCGATTTTGCTCTTGAGCCACGCCATCTCCTCGTCTTCGATGTTCTGGGTAATATAGATGTCCAGTGATTCGGGAATCTCATAGAGCAGCCGTTCGATGAAGCCGGTGGTGGGCATCTCCGCGAATTTCTTTGCGAGCGTTTCCGTCTTCGCGCGCCGCGCTTCGACGAACCGCGTGAACTCGGCGTAGTTATTGAGCTCCCATTGGGCGACCAATGCGGAGATTTTCAGCTTGATGTCGGTATGCATGGGGATTGCTTCCAAAATGCCTTGGCTTCGTCATTTTGGAGAACGAAGCCAAGAACAATCCCGATCAACTAGGAGTTGGTCGAGAAGCCATCGCAGAAGAACTCGGAGTTCTGGTTATGAACTTCCGGAGTCAACTTCCCAACGACAGCCCGCACATCGTAGTCACCGGAGCGGGCAAGCTCGGTGTCGATGTACGGCTTCCCGCCATTTGCCAAGAACGCAATTTTGTTCTTGTCTGCGCGGAAAGCGAACAATCGAGCCGTCAAGTCCGCCGTTTGCTGGATGTAGCGGTGCGTGCGGATGGCCAGCGTGCCGAAGGCGGTCTGGTACGTCGAAACGGTGCGGATGATTGTCTCCAAGCCGTTCGGCGTATTCACGACCACGTTCGATTTCTGCGTCGCCTGGTCCATCTTTTGCCGGAGCCATTGCCCGAGCAAAAGCTGGTCAGCCACATCGCCATTCGAGTTCGTCCAACAGTTGCCCATCAAGGAATCCAAGATGGAGGTGTTGAAGACGGTACCCGAAGTTTGCGAGGTGTGGTTGTTCGCGAGCGACGACTGCACGATGAGGCCATTGAAAGTCGGAGCCGTACCCGAGACGCCCGAAGTGAGCGTGCCGCGGATAAGGTCGAACTCTGCCGCATTCGCCCAGTCCCAGAGCGCTTTCTGCGTCTGACGCTGCAACTCGTTCTCGCCCGTGTAGTGGGCAACCTGTTGCTGCGTGCGCGAAACCGCGAATGGGATGGCGATAATTTCGATGATGTTCGTCAAGCGGGTCGGCGTGCCGTTCGCCAAATTGGTGTAGTCACCAGATTCGGCAACCGCCTGCGACTGCGCTGTGCGGAGGGTGTCCGTCAAGAACGAGTGCACCGTGTTGATCGCCGTTACTTTGCCAAGCATGTTAAATACCTGGTTTTCACGGGCGGTCAAATATTCGATGGCGTTCAAGACGACATCCTCGCGGATCGATACATCACCGTAAGTGAGTAATTCACCTACTGAACTCATAGATCGCTATGGCTCAGCGTTTGCAATGAACTATTTGCGCCCTTCTTGCGCGGCGATTGTCTCCATGACAGCGCCGACAGCAAGATCAGCTGCTTTGCCGAAGTTGCCGCCCCGGAGGGCTTCCTGCGCCTTCGTCATATTGTCCGTTGCTACGCCAAGCCGAGGGTTTGTTTGTAGCACGGATTTCTCTTTCTGAATTCTGTCGAAACCGCTTGCGTTCTCAAAGACTCCTTTGTAAGCATCCGACACGACAATTTCTGCGGGTGATTTGCCCGTCGCATCGGAGATGCCGTCAATCGCTTGGCGGTATCCCTGAAACTGCGGGTTCTTCTCGTAGAAGATGTCGCGCTGGAGCGAACGAACTTCATCTTTGGTCGCAAGATTGTGAGTATCGACGCTCGCGGGGGGTTGCGCAGCTGGTGCCGGCGCATTCCCGCTGATGACTTTATCCATTGCTTCGAATAGTTGCGAAGTTGGTATGTTGCGCTCCTTCGCTTTGTCGAAGAAGGGCATCACTTGCCCGACCCTGCCCACATAGTCCTTCGTTTGTTTGAGGCCTTGCAGGGCGGCGTCATCGTCGCCGTAATTGGTGCCCAATTCCTTGTTCACCAATTCGTGGAGCGAGATGGTTTCCTCGGAAACATTCGCGCCACCGGCTGCCGGCACAACGTTTATGCCATCAGGGAGGGTCGCTGCGGGATTGTTTTCCATTGAATAGAAATCAAAACCTTAAGTGTGAGTCCTCGACCTTTGCTGAAGCGGACTCAGCGGAGAGGTGCACCATGACACGCCCCTCCCCTGAAACTACTTCTTGCGCGATACCTTGATCTTCGGGAACTTCCGTTTTACTGCCGCGCGGATCCTCGCCTTTTCTGCTGGCGAACCGTGCTGCGAAACGCGGGCGAGAGCATTACGGGCGTGTGAGGCATCCTCAATGGGATACTTGCGCGCGCCTGGCTCTGCGAAGCTACTACTGGGAAGCTGTTTGCGCCCCTTGTACGTCAGCCGCGCCATCTGCGGGAAAAGCGCTTTGGATAAACGCAATCATGGCGGCGACATCTGAAAAAACTGCAGTCGCTACGAGTTTGTCGTCCTCATGGCTTTCGACGATAAACCCGTTGCTCACTTTGTCAACAACAAAAGATTTCATTATGCGCTATTTTTGGTTTCCGACCTTTCTTCGGGGAAAAATATCATCATGGAATCTTCCTCGGTCTTGTTGAGCAGCTCCCAGTTCGATTGGTACGAATTGGCGTCAGCCTCGATCTCTTGGAGCGTCTGGACCAAAAGCTGCCCTAGCATCTTGCGGGCGCCATAATCGCTCAAAATCTGTTCGTTCGAATAGCCGGGAAGCGCCGTGAGCCGCAAGAGCGAAGTCGCCTCGACGACCTTCGTCATGAGCCGTTTCTTGAACTCTTTATAGCCATCGGAATTGACCCAATCATGGGAGAGTTTCTGCATTTCGAGCACCTTTGCGGTGTCCTTGTCCAATCTATTGCGCGGCATTTTGCATCATGGGTGGTTGGGTCGCCCTTTGTAACTGTGGCTGGACGCCTTGTGGCTGCTGCTGAGGCTGCTGCTGAGGCTGCTGTTGTCCGAGTTGCGGAAGCTGGCCTGAGCCTAGCGCGCCAGCTTGCGTGCCGGCGAATTGGTTCGGATCAAGGCCGACTAGATCGAATACCTCTTTGATGATACCAAGCTGCATCTGCGGCGGCACCATCTGTATAAGCTGGATGAGGTTCTGCATGAGCACCGACTTATTGATTTCCTCGTTCGTGATGACAATCTCAACGTCGTAGTCGGTCGGGTCAAAATCCTTATCCAAGACGAAATATCGGTCGTTGCCCTGCGAGCGCAATTTCTCCAACGCGCGCTGCTGTTCGAACATGACTTTTTGCGGGTCGATGGCTTGGTTATTCTTCGTCGCTTCCTCGACATAATCAATCAGGAGCGAGTTCACTTTCCATTCGTCCATCTGCTGGACTTCTTGCCATTCTCCGGTAAGCCGCACGATATCTCCTTTTTTAAGATGCTTCACGATAACCGGCAATGCATGGTACTTGAGCCATCGCGTAAGGAACATGCCGAGCGATTCCTTGATTAAAACGAATTCGGACTGCGCGGATTGGCTCTGTATGGCGGTCGTGGTTGCCGGCTGCGACGCCGGGAGCTGGTCGCCTGTTGCTGGTTCATAGAGCCCCGTCGTGCGCTGTCCCCAGTCGATAATCTGCTTCTCGTCGTCAAATGATTCAGCGATGCCGGACTGCGGAAACTCGAGCGGAGCGATGTCCTTTTCGATGTCAGTGACTTTGATAGCGCCAGTCGTCGCAAGGCGCGCAAGCATCTGTGGCGTGATGTTCGAACCGGCGCGGATCTTGAACAACCCGAGCTGCTGTACCACGCTGCGGTTTCTCCGAATGTTAATAATCTCGTTGAGGTGGAGCTGGAGGTTCATCACCTTTTCGGCGATGCCCTTGCCGTACCAGCGCCCGTGGACTTTCTTGTACCAAAATTCCTCGTAGGGAGTCCAACGCGAACCGTCTTCGAAAAGTTTGGTGTTCTGTTCGATAAGGTGCAAAACCCAGTCGGATGCGTTCGATGACGCGACGATGTGCAATTCAACTTGCTCGGTATCATCGGCATTGCCCGTAATGAGGCGCAATGGCCCTTTGCCCCAGCGTTCATACACTTCGCGGACTTTCACCTGCCCCTGCGTGGTCGAGGGCACATACGGCATCTGCCCGTCGTAGCGGTTGAACATATTGGTGCCGGAGAGCGGATGGCCGTCATGCGTCGTATTTATCCAGCCTTTCATCTTGGCGATTTCCTCCGGCATCATGAGCGCGCGCTCGATGACTGACTCTGCTTCGCGGATGGAATCAACGGTCGGGTCGATATAGAAATTCAGGAGGTCAACGAGCTTCACGCAGAGCTGTTTCCTGCCCTTTTCGTCCGTCTCCTCATAGGTCTTCCAGACGGCCGTGCCGTCGATCGCCGCCTGCCGTTCAAGGACATCAAGCATCTCGCCAAAATCGATTTTCTCGAGGTAGTTGCGCACGGCTTGCCGCAAGACAATGGCAAGCGGCTGTGCCGATGTTTTCTTGGCGCGCAAGCCGATGTCTTTGGTATCAAGGTCGATGTTCTTGATAGCCGCCTCAACCATGTATTCCGTGAGCGGAGGCCATATCTTCTTGCGGCCCGTTGTCGGGTCGTTCGGTTCTTCGAACACGCCCCAATAATTCTTGCGGAGGCTGCGGATGACATTCCGCATTTGGAATGCAACGCGGTCGGTAACAAACGCCACGCCGACATCCCACGCCGTTTTCTCGCGCCGTATCAGTTCCAACGCATCGGTTTCAAAATTGCCCGTCGTTTGCGAGATATTCGAAGGAACCGAGTACGTGGTCGGTTCAGATGCGTATGTTGGTGAAACTGATTCGGGCATTCATTAGTAATCGGCCTCGCCCTTTAAGCCCGCGCGGGCTATCTTTGTGTCGCACATGAGGCATTTGCCGTCGCCTCCGAATTCGGTGATGCCATTGCAGTTCGGGCAATACGATTCCGCACCAGTCATGTCAGGATCAGGCAACAGGTCCATGTTCATGCCGTCGCGGTTATCTTCGTAGTTATGCATATTTGTTTATGTATTGACCTTTTGGAAAAGCCCCCCTCGTTGTTGTCGAGGAGGGCTTATAAGCCGGTCGATTGCTTTCAGTATGAAGCAAGCGCACCGCTTGTCAAATCCACAGGACTAGCCGCGGAAAGACTTTCCTGCGCCCTCGCCAAACTGAGAGCCGTGGAGGAGGCGCGGAGTTACCTTATGGCCTTTTTCGAGACCGTCATGCTGGGATACTTCAGCGTGCCCGTCCTTCGAAGTGCCTCCATACTGCTCCTCGGAGGAACCGACGCCAGCAGTCATTTTGGCGTGATGCGAATTTACGGCTGCTTGGGTGTGGCCATCGACATGATGGCTGTGGCCATCATGGTCGAGTTCCATGCCATCCGGCAATCCCCTACCATCGTAATTGTGCATGCTTTTAATTACGTTTGTTTTCTTCGACCTTTGGCAGTAAGTGGTCGCATAGCTTGTCCAGTTCGGCTTTCATGTGGTCGATTTCCTTTTGCATGTATTCGGTGTGCTCATCCTGCGCGCGCTGTATCCTCGCTGCGTTAACGCCCAAGAGGAAGCCGATATAGAGTTCAGCGAGCGTGGTTACTGTGTTGAGTGGAAAATTAAAAGCGTTCGAGGTAAACCAATCCGGCAGGAAATTATGCGAGGCAATCCACGGGCCCGCAGCAATCCAAACAACAACGAGAATCACCCAGATCACGAAGTTGTGCCATGTGGTGAGAATGAAGCTTAAACCGTCTGCGAGTTTTTGGAACAGTTTGCTCATTTGCGGCGCTTTACTTTGACCTTGATGCGGCGGGGAAGTTTCCTTCCTTTCGATGCCGCGTCCCATTCAGCGACGTTCACTCCTTGCCGCTCCAATTCGGCTCGGTGAGAGTGGAAATAGCCTGCTTGTGCCTGTGAAACATATGGCATTAGGCGAAATCTTGGACGTAAAGTTTGTATTGGTCGTCGCGTTCCTGTTTTATTGGCTGCGTCGCCTGCCATACGGCAAGGGCTAGACTGAATACCCTGTCATCGTGCAGCCCTTCGGGAACGCCAACTTTGACTTTGCCGGTTTCGGATAGGGTGAATGAGAAGCTCTGGAGCTCGCTTATCAGACCCTCGTCGTCCGGCAATTTAATCTTATCCTGTTCGAGCAATACTGCAAGGTTGTCAAGCAGCTGCCGGCGCGTTATCTCGGTGAACTTATAACCCTCCACGCTCAGGTTGGTGCGCTGCAGGTCCTCGGCTATCGGATCGCCTACGCCGGTCGAATCGACGACAACGTGGGCGTTATTGCATCTGAGCGCCGCCGCTTCGATACGGCTCTTTTGAAGATTCCAATCGACCTGGTTGAATCGTTCCTGCGGCAATGCCCAGAAGCAATTGAGGCAGAATGGCGTAATAACGGTCCAATCCTGATATTTCGCGAGGTCAATGCCAAGCTGGAATGTATGGCTGAAATGCTCGCGCTCGCCGCGATAGATGTTTTGAGAGATACGCCTGAAGAACTGGCCGGCGCCTTCGATGAACTTGCAGTAATACTCCTGCTCGAAGAACGCCTGCGGGTTGTTGCGTTTCTCCTCTGCCAATGCTTCGGCGCTGAAAACATTTGTATCGGCGACCGTAAGCAGTTGCCAAAACCATTTTGGGTTGTCTTTGGCGTTCTGGAATAGCGTATACGCATGGTTCATCCCGCGCGGCGTGAAATTGAAAACAGCCCAGCCGCCGTTTTGTGCCAAGATCGGGCTGACATATTGCCACGCCTCCTGCGTCGTGATGCTGAACTCGCTGAATACAACGCCGATGGGGTTGGTACCGACGCCGGACTGCTTGAACTCATCGGCGGCAATGAGCTGTATGATGGAGCCGTTTTTTAGTTCGATTTTCAATTCCGTCGCGTTCGTCGCCTTTATGACTTCGCGAGGAATATGCTCGAGCATCCTGAAACCATCGGCGTCGATGTTGTCCCAGATGACTTTTTTCGCCTGCGTGTAGCTTGGAAGAAAATAAAAGTACGTCCCAACACGTTGGAACGCACGCTTGACCATGTAATTGAAGCACGTCTTGTCCTTGCCGCTGCGCCGGTGCCACACGATGACCGCGCGAAGTATGCCGTTATCGAGCGCCGTTAAAAGCGGGATCTGATATGGGCGCGGCTGGAAATTATGCGGGAGGGTTATTGTCCTTGAAGCTGATGACATTCACGCTGAGAGCGCCCTGATGGTCAATCTCCTGCTTGTCGCTGTAGCCATGTTTGGTGAGCATCAGTTTTGCGATTGTCGAATTGTATTGATCCCCTAAACTCCTTTCGATGAGCCGTTTTTCCTGAGTTGCCAAAATCTGCTCTAAGATGTCCTGAAACTCGGCGTTTGTTTTCGCCCACTCGTAGATCGTATTGCGGGCGACTCCGAGAAATAACGCCAATCCCGCGACACTTGGAAGATTGACATGAATGATGTCCTTGGCTATAACTTCGTCTTGCGCCGCCACAAGATAATTGCGGCTACGGTCGAGCATATCAGGTGAATATTCTGTTGGGCGTCCTCCTGCCATGTCTTAACTATGCCACCTATGGTAATTGCGTCAAGTCCTCTGGAAACAGCCGCATCACGTCTTCGAGCGAGGTAGCCACAATCCCAATCCCGTTTTTCTGATGGACCGTATCCAAGAACTCGAGCTGCTCCGGCGTGGGTTTGTTGCCGGGGAGCTTCACCTCCACCGCGAGAAAGCGGCCATTAGGGAAACACCCGATAATGTCCGCAATGCCCTTGTCGCCGTATTTGAACGCTCGTGCCTCGCCATTCTTCATCGTGAAGCCCGTCGAATGGTGCTTGAAGACGAGGCATCGCTTGAGCCGGAGGTAGTCCATGATGTGCTTTTGGAGGGCGGACTCACTCATGGAGCAGCGAATCGAGATAGATTAGTATCGACCTCACCGCGACGTTCCGTTTCTTGCCGTTGAACCTGTCGTAATCGACGTGAAAAAGCTCGAACTCCACCTGCTCCATGATTTCGATGATGAGCTGGCGTCGGGCTTCGCGTGCGACTTGTAAATCGTGGCGCTGTTGTTCGGTGATCATGTTTCCGTAGCAATGAAGTAAAGGAACTCCAGAAAAGGCCAAAACATAAAGAACGCTAGAAAGCGCGACCAGTCAGGGAAATGCTGCCATGTTGCCACGGCTAAGCACGAGACCAGAATGCCGGCAAGGACGCCCCTGATAAAGTTATTCATCGTCTTCGTCAATTAGCCCCTCTTGGCTCGACCAATGTTCCTTTACCGCGGATAGAGTGCAGTTAAGTTTTTGGGCAGTGCGTAGGATATCCAAGCCCTCCGCTTTGCATGCGAGCACGTCTCCGGCGGGAACGCGGGTGCGCTTCACAGAGGAATTTTCAGGTTCTTCGCGTTTTGGCAACCCGCCATCCTTTGTCTTGCCGTGCGGATGCGTTTTGCTTTGGGTGCCTGGCTGACCGCAGATTTTACAATGCTGGACTTTCTTCTTGTTTGGCTCCGGGGAACGTTGCGGCGGGCGCTGTTCCTCCCGTATTGCGTCCGCGTCTTCACGCGTCATCTGCTCGCCGCTCTTGTTGAGCAGGATGAAAGCGGGTATCTCGTCGTCATGTATTACCATCGTTTCGCCGTCGGGCGATAAGTAAATGGATTTCATAATTCAGGAAAGACGGGCGGCGGATAAAAGCTAAGACACCGCCCGTCCGTTGTATCGTTATTTCTTTTTCGCGAGCAACTGGTCAATGACCTTGCTCATGCTGACCTTTTGCTTTTTCGCCATTGCGAGGATTGCGGCGTACGCCTTCTCGGAACAGCGAGCTCGTTTGTCTGACATAAAGTAAATAGGGTTATTTTTTGTGGCCGGCTTCGACGAGGCCGGCGTGGCAACTACAAGGCTGGCTCGTTACCGATGAATACCGAAAAGTCCTTATACTCTTTCCCCTTACGGTTCGGGGATGGTTTCTTGCCGAGGTATTTTATCTGGATGTACTGGCCGATGCCGACGTTATCCATCTTGTTATCGAGGACCGTCGAACCCCATACCGAGACCACCGAGCCGTCTTCCTGCTGGATCTTGTACATGTTCGAGCCGTTCTCGCCCACGTCCGTATCCTTCTTGATGTACTGCCCTTCGACGACGGGATTTTTCTCAAAGTCCCACGCCGAGGATGTCGTTACTTCAGTGAATTGCATCTTGGTTATTGATCACTGTGTTTCTCGACCTTTGCGTTCTTATTCTTCGCGTTATCAGCTTTAAACTGCCTAGCCTCTATCAACTCCTTTTCGTTGCAGGTGTTGCATAGGCCCTCCTTGGTCAATGTCCTTCTAGGAAAGACTTGCTTACCACCGCAGACGACGCAACATGGGCTATAGCCCATGAGCGTCTTTTCCACTTCTGCTTGGCAAATGCCGTCAAGTACGTCGGAGTAAATCTCCTGCACCTCTTCAACTGCCGGTATTGAAGTAGTTACACTGTCAATTTCAACGCTCGCTTCGCAATACGACTTGATAGGCACGAAGTCCGCTATCTGCCGTGTGCGCTCGAATGAGCGCGTGATGGTGATTTTCATTAGTGCGCTAGGTGGTAATTATCACGCGCCGACAACGCGCTATCATCATCCATCGAAAGCTCGATGGCTTCACGCTCCAAGCACGTTGGGCAGAACCTGTCTTTGACACGAGCCCACCCTTCACCGCAATTCTGACAACGGATTTTTCGCAATGGATTTGGCATATAACCGCTTGGCATAAATACTGCATCCATAATCCTTTCTGTTATTGTTTTCTTCATGTTTTTGATATTCGGGAGAGTGCGAGCGAACCTGTGCGGAATGCTCGCCATTATGCGGTGTAGCCGTCGCTTTTAATCCTCTCCCGAATGCACACGTTAGTTTATTTTTGGGTTTGCCTCACTGACGCGGAGGCGGGATAACGCACAAGTTATTTCGATGCCGCTAACTTCATCTTGACGATCTCGATTGCGGTGCCGAGCGAGACGATCTCGAGGATTGCCCGTTCGGCTCTCGCGGCGTTGAGTTCGCCCTCGATGAGTCGGTCAATCATGCTGCGGCCGTCTTCGACATTGATGTTGCTGCGCTTGTCGGCTGCGGCGACCATTGCCGCATTCTTCACTTCTTCGCCGGCTTTTTCGAAAGCGCGGATGGCGCTCAGAAGAGCGTTCATTGAGCGACGACGCCAAGCAGGTACACGGCACCGATGGCTCCGAGGAATGCCAACACGGCGGCGACTTTCTCTAATGTAGTTTCTTTCATGGTGGTTATTTTTGGTTTGTTTAGTTTTTCTCGACCTTTGAGATAGCTTTTGAAGTGATATTATCAGCCGTCGCCGTAGCCGTCGCCCTAGCCGGAGCCGTCGCCGTCGCCGTAGCCGTAGCCGGAGCCGTCGCCGGAGCCGGAGCCGTCGCCGTAGCCGGAGCCGTAGCCGGAGCCGGAGCCGTCGCCGTAGCCGTAGCCGTAGCCGTAGCCGTCACCGTAGCCGGAGCCGTCGCCGTAGCCGGAGCCGTAGCCGTAGCCGGAGCCGTCGCCGGAGCCGAAGTTTTTAATTACATCTGCCATACTTTTACGTTCTTGATTGATCCTTGAGACTTTTTGGTTGCAGGGATAATCTCTATCGCCTGCGTGAGCGTTATGCTCGGAACTTCTACTGGGAACTTGCAGTTTTCGGGTTTTGATACGCCGTCAACCGCCAACTGGGAAAGCGACGCCGCGCCGTCCCAATACCACAACCGCCGAGCGTCCTTCAATTCGACTTCCTCTCCTTTGCGTGAAGTGAGGTATCCCGCAAATACGCCAGCCGAATAAGTCCGCACTATGACATACTGTTTTGATTTAGGCATTTTGGTTTATTTGGTTTGCGACCTTTTGTTTTCAGCTCGTTCATAGCCGCGCGGATAAGCGTCTCCGCGACGAACGAACGGCTTGCCTGTTTCTGTTTTGCCAACTCCGACAGGAATGCATACTCCTGTTGCGTGACCCGGATGCCGATCTGCTTCAGTTTTTTAGCCGGTCCGCGATTTGGTATTACAATCTTCATATTTGAAGTTTAGCAAATGGCTATAACTTGTCTAGTGCGCCACTGTGGATAAGTAAATAAGTCCACTCTACCCACTATTTGTCAACTCTGCCAAACCTGATAAGTCCTCGCCTTGTAATTTACTGACATTCCCGCATAGTTCTGGTAGCCCTTTAAGGAGAGGGTCTATATGGACGGAAAAAAGCCGGACTATATCGTTCGGTTCCCCGTTGAAAAAGTCTGGCACAAGCTCGGCGTCGCATGGAAAGGGAATGGCGACACCATCAACGTCATTCTCGATGTCGGTATCCCGATGGTATTGCAACCGGGCGCACGGCTCGTCCTCGTGCCGGCGAATAGAGAAGCGAATCATGGAGAGGAGCAATGAAACATAAGAGAAAAAAGTTGAACCGCGCCGAACTTGACGAGTTGCGGAAGCTCGTAAGTGAGGAAGCACGCCATCTCATTCCTGAACCGAAAATAAAAGTGTCGCGCGCGGATTATGAAAAGTTGTACAAAGTCCTACTGCGGCGGACGCGCGACTATCTTCGGGAAGAACAGGGGTTCGTGAAAGTGAAAGTAAAGGAGGGGACCTTTGAAGATTGAGTTTTCGGAAGTACGCCTCATTCCCATCGCCTCGGTTCTCGCGCAGTACCAAATTCCCGTGCGCCGCCGGTCTAACACTGAACTCGTCTGTGATTGCCCGCTCCCCTCGCACAAGGAGAGCCAGCACCAAAAGCAGACGTTCGCCATCGGGTTAGAAAAGAATCGCTGGTATTGTCATAGCGACACTTGCCGCGCCGCGGGCAATCATCCAAAGGGCGGGGATGTGATTGACTTGGTTTCCCGCCTTGACCACACAACACCACTCGACGCCGCGAAAAAACTAGCCGAAATTTTCCGCACTGGTATTCCGGTAAATCGGAATGAAGCACCGGCAAAAAATACACCGCTCGCGTTCCAGTTAAAAGGAATTGAGTATCACCCCTACATTCAAAGCAAAGGTATTTCGGAGGAAACCGCCAAACTCTACGGGGTCGGTTACTTTCCAGGCAAGGGAAGCATGGCTAACAGGATTGTCTTTCCCTTGTACGAGGACGGCTCGCTCGTTGGGTATGCCGGACGCGTAGTAGATGAGCCGGACGTTGAGCATCCCAAATGGCTCATACCCCGCGGGCTGGTGAAATCGTTTTTGTACGGCTTGGAAAAGTGCGAGCCGAACAAAATCTTGATCATCAGTGAAAGTTTCTGGGCGCCGCTATGGTTCCGGCAGAAAAGCTGGAACTGCGCCTCACTCATGGGGAAAGAGATTACCGCACAACAGGAAAGGAGGTTAGAACCCTATCGGGACATCGTGATCGCGATGGACAACGACGAACCAGGTCGCGCCGCCGCTTCAAAGATTTACGAACGGCTCCGCGCGAAACACAAGGTGTTCAAGAGTTACCTCAAGGAGTAACCGTTTTGGAAAATACAGCAGTAGCGAATATCAAGAAGATGGAAGCCGAACTCGCCCAAAAGCGGGAGACGCTGAAATCGCAACTCGTCGCTGAAGCTAGCGACATCATATCCAAGCTCTCGGAGCTTGGATTTTCTTATTCCCTGACAGCAGGGAACGGCGCGCCCAAAAAGCAGGGCAGACCGAGAAAGGAGGGACATAATGGGCTGGCTGTGGGGTGAGTCGTCCAGCAAGAAGTTAAAGCGACTTCAACGCCAGGCGAACCACGAACGGAAAGAACGCTCAGACAGAGAGAAGCGCAACCAACACAACCGGCAACGGAGGCAGGAGTTTATGAAACGCCGCCGGAGTAGCCCGTGGTCGACCTTCTTTTAGGCGAACAAGAAAAAAGCCCCGAGCAGTCACAAGCTGTTCGGGGCTCTCGTATTACTGGATGAATTTCGCCACTATCGCTTTCGCGTCATCAATCGTTTCAGCCGCCCAGAGATCGCGTATCGCCAGCTTCATAGATTTCGCTTTAGCTTTCTGCTGTTCGTTCATGCGCTCGTTCTCGGCTTTCAAGGCGTTCTGAATCTTATCAACGCCTTTTGAGATTTTGGTCTCCAGCGTATCTTTCTCTTCTTTCATCTCACGAATTTTGAGCTCGGCTTCCATCCGTAAAGCCATCGCTTCCAGCTTTCCGTCGGGATCTGCGCTCTCCTCATGAGCACTAAATCCGGAGTAGTGGGAATACGAAAACCAGGTACTCCTCCCAGCTTCCAACTTTCTCTGAAGCTCAACCAGCATCCTCACCATGCCAGCTCGTTGCGTGTTGTTAATCTTGGACATGAGTTTGTTATGTTTATTTCGACCTTTGCGCCGGTTCGCATCTCGGCGAAGCGAACCCGACAGTGCCGCACGTCCCGAGGTCAAGAGCGCCATCACGCTTGCTTATCCTTGCGCTCTTGACGGAGGGAACGGCACGTAAAATTAGAGGGCGTGATGCGAACTTCGTGGCACACGAGCAAACAACCCGAAGGGTCGGTTGTTGCGCGAGCCGAAGCTGTGGAGCGCGAGAGCGCGGAACGCGGAGGCGAGCACCTCAGCGTGCACGATTCAAGAGCTTCACAATTCCCCGATCAACGTCTTTGCGGTTCTTGCCCCAGCGCATACGGGAATTTTTAAGGACATCGCGCCAGTTCGATTCATCGCCGCGGGGTTCGAGCGGGGGATAGACGCGCACATCTTGGTAAAACTTCCGGCGAGTGCCTTCTTTGAGCTTCGCAAAAAATACCCGGTCATCCATGAAGATAAGCTGTTCCTCGGTGCATCTGCCGCCAAATACTTTGACCATGCGTTCCGCATCGCGGTCGCCGGCAGCAAAGCAAATGACGTTTTGCGAGCCGGTGAGGATGGGGTCGAGCCACTTTTCGGGAATCTGTGTGATGGACTGCGTGGCAAGCCAAACGCGAACATCGTATTTGCGAAGCTCTGCAAAAAACGTGGTCCAGTTTACGCCGTGGCAGAAGTTTTGAAATTCATCAATGATGATCGTGCAATTGCGCCGTTTATCGGCTTTGCGTTCCATCGCCTTGAGCTGGATATAGGACATGATGGCCGAACCGATGAGCGACGCCGCGATGTCGCCAATTTTGCCTTTGTCGAGATCGATGATGATGATATATCCCTGGTCAACCAGTTCGATGAAGTTCATGGACTCGACCTGGCCGAAAATGGTTCGGATGACGGGCTGGACAAACGGAAATAGCTTGTTGAGCGCGGGGCTGAACTTGCTCATGCGTTCTGACGCCCGTAGCTCTTCGTCGAACTGCCTTTGAAAATCTTTGAGTGTAGAATCATCCGATGATCGGATGAGTGCATCGCGGTACAATTCCCGCATCACAAAAAGATACATGTGGATTATGGTCGGTTGCGGTTCTTGGAGTACGGCGCGTCCGGCTGTCGTCGTCACATGTTCGCTTTCAGCTCCCCATGAATCGCCGGCGTGGGATTTCACGATCGAGACAATGTTGGCGACCGCCTTGTCCCATTCGAGTCGGGACGTGAAGTCGAAGAAATTGATGCCTGGGACTTTCTTCGCAAGGGGATTGAAGTAAACCACCTTTTCTGAAAGGTGGCGCGGGATGTTTTTGAGGAGCTTGCGCGCGCTTGTACCGTGCGGGTCGAAAAATATGATAGGTTCCTCCGCGCGGATAATATCGGTGGCGACGCTTTCAAGGAATGTCGATTTGCCCGAGCCCGAAACGCCGTCAACGAAGGTGAAATGAAATGTCTCGAGCTCTAGTTCGGCGTCAACGGAAGATATGTTATTGTATAGCCCAACTGGTATTCTCATGCCCGTCGTCCCGCTCGCCACAGGGGGCGGTCCCCCGATCGGGCGGCGGGACAGCGAGCGAGTAATCCCGCTCTTGCGAGCGATTACTTATATACTACGACTTGGGCGGCAAAATAGAACGGGCGCGGTCTCGAAAATCTTTAGGGCAATACCAGATTTTCCCCTTCGGATTTTTGTAGAACACGTCCTCGTAAGTGAACCAGAGCTTCGTGGAAGGAAAATCGTCTTCAACCTTTTCAAGCAAGTTTTCCAAATACTTGCCAGTGGGGACTACAAAGTACGAGCGTGGAAACTTTGCCAAATAATCCTTGAACTTCTCCTCGGTAATCGGGTTGCGGCGCACGTACTCGAAAGGAACCCATCCAATCCCGTCTTTGAGGTCGAAATAGAGGTCAGGGACTTCTCGCTTGAAATCATGCAGCAAGTCAGCGCGCCATCTGCGGATTTCCGCAGTTGGGAAATGCCGGTAAAAGATAATCTGGCAATCGGTAATCCCGACTTCGTGCGGTATCTGGTTCGTGGCTTTGCGTTGGATAGACCACTCATGCTTCAACAACCCCCGATCGATGGCCCGTTCAGGATTTTTGATGAAGTAGAGCCAGTTGTCCGACTGCCCTTGCCGTTCCCTGCCGAGCCAGCCATCTTCATAAAGCCGGCGTAGGCGATAGTAGGTCGGTGTGGCTGTCTTCCCTAAAATTACCATCGCCTGCGGCGCGGTGACGAAACCGTACTTCGCAAACATATCCCAGATGCGGTCGTCAGTCGGCATCTCCCGTGTAGAGCTTGGGTGGACGCTTTTTTTGACCTGGGTCGGCTTTTTTTGGCTCCGGCTTGGGCGCGTGTCGTATTGCTGCGGATAACTCTTTCCAGATTGAATCCCACTCTGACTCGGGTTCCCTTGGCTGCCACTTTGGCTCCCACTTTGGCTCCCACTTGGGCTTTGGCTCCCACTTTGGCTGGGGTTTGGGTTCTGGCTCATCTCTAATCCTTTCTCGTTGAGGATGGGGTACAGCATCGAGGTTGGTATGGGCTTGCCTAAATCTTAAACATTCCGTGGAATCATACAAGTAGTGTTTAAGGTCAGGCACTTCAAAAAACTCCACCCGCTTGTCGGGGAATATGATGGCGCAGCTTCGGTTGGGGACGACGAATTTGACGGCTAGCTGGGCTATCTTCTCATCCATCGTGTAATCGTCGTGGCCCGTGACTTCTTTGAACTGTGATGGGCGGAGGCGGTGGCGTTCCACTTCCCCTTCTTGATACGCCTCGTCCTCCCACTGGGTAACCGTCCCGTATCGCTCTTGCTTGTGCCACCGCTCCGCTAGGGCGTGGGGATAGGCGGTTCGGACAAGTTCAATAAGTTCTCTCGGTGTCGCGCCGCCGAAAATCACTTTGATGCCGGCGTTCTTTTCCAAACTCTCTTGGATGCGGGGGTCGGACAATCTGCCCTGCCCCTTGAAGTGATGGATGGCTGTAATCCGAATCCCCTGTCCCAGAACGAGGTCAAGTAATGACCCGAAGTCCGGCGGGGCGTATTCTTCAATCTCGTCGCAAGACACCGTGTACGGCGCGGAATTAACCAAACCCGAATGGAGCAGATCGGAGAGGAGGAAGCCGAGAAATACCCTTCCCGCTTCGGATGGCAGGTCATACGACGGCGTAGCATTAGCCAAAATAGAAATTCCCTTGCGGTGGCATTCCTCAACCGACACCGAGCGCTCTGCTGACGTCAACTTAATCAAGGCGTCACTCGTAGCAAAGGGACGGAGACGCCTTCGTAGCGCACCGGTCTGAAATTCCCAATCCCTTTTCTCAACGGGGCGTTTGAGCCACGTCTTTCTGTACTCGTACTCGAACAAATCCATCGCCTTGTGGACGGGTTCGCCGGAAACCACCAGGTAGGTCAGAAATTCTTGGGCTACTTCGGCGTACTGCTGGAGCTGGCCTATATTCTCGCCGCTCGTCGTTTTGAGTAGCACTTCAGCCAGGCGGTTCACATGAGCCGATAGGTTGCCTCCCCTTGGCAATAGGAACGGGTTATAGCCAATCCCTTCGCCTTCGGAAGGGTTCAGTATCACGCAAGGGTAATCGGGCCGTGCGCGGGCTATAAACGCGACATCCTGCCGGAACCCCCCCGACTTGAAGTCGAGGGACATGATAGGGGTGTTGGCTAGGATGTGGCGGCGGCGGCAGTAAACGGCAAAGGATGACTTGCCGGTCTGCGCCCTGCCCATGATATCAACGTGGGTGCGATAGCGATTCCAATCAGGTAACATGGTGCGCTCGGTTCAAAGGTACGCCGTGCCAGCGATAGCGTGTTTCAGCGATAGCGATTTAGCAAGGTACCTTTACGTCCGCAGATAGGCGGTGACGTGATAACATAAAGTAAAGGTACCTTGCTAGGGGAAACGGCACGGCGCACAGGTTTAACGCCAATTGGCGTAATAGGTTGGCGGCAGTCGCCGCAATTTTTTCTCTGGTAGAGCATTACAGGGTCGTTATAGGGTCATTTCTGGTGGTCTGGATGGTGAAAGATGTCTCGAACGGCGTCTTTCACATACTCCTCGAGCTCGCTTTGGAGGTTCACATCACGGGACGATAGCCCGACTTCTTTGATAAGGGCTTTGGCTATCTCCCGCTTCAGTTCCAGCTTCCGTAGTGCCTTCTCCTTCGCCGTAGGTTGCTTCGGTTCGGGAGCTGGTAAGGCGAGGGGAGGGTGTTCTACAAGCGGCGGCTCGGGGTCGTTGAAGATAATCTTCTTGGCTAGGATGCCGGCGGCTCCGAGAGCGAGGATGGCTATCTCAATCATAACCGCCCTCCTGGGAATAGGCGGTCAATCTCCCATTCCGGCCAGAGCCAGCGAATGTTCTTCATGCCCAGACCGATTTTTCGTTTGTTGGTGCTAGCTAGTAGGACGCGTCGAACCGAATGGTAAGCGCGTGGATTTTGAAGTTTCTCGTTAACTATTTGCTGGAGAGTTAGCCAGCGGTTTTCAGACATACTCGTCCCTTTCGAAATGCAAAATTCAATCTGATGTTAGGGACGTGCTTGATTACAGCTTATACAAACGTGATAACGGAGCGCAATAGATCGTTGGTAAAACGTGCAAAACTACTTCACGCGGACGAGGGATGGTACTGACCAGGTACTTACTACCGCCGCGTCGAGTGCGTCCTGCCTACTGCGTATCCATTGGGAATAGTACTTGATGACGATTGCGGGGCTGTTGCCGAGGACAGCAGCAACGTTTTCAACGCTGACACCGCGGGACAATAGGTCAGCCGCGAGGGTGTGCCTCATCCGGTGCGGGTGATCGGGCATGATGCCTGCTTGCTTGCAGATGATTTTGAAACGGCGACGCCAGAGGTCGGCGCAGGTGTGCATGGAAGTGGATTCACCACGGACGAAAAGATAGCCGCCGCGCGGGGTCAGGGCTTTGAGGAGGGAGCAGAGAGTAGGAGGTATGGCGACGCTGACGGGAATTCCGCCTTTGGTTGTGTAAAGGTAAATTCGGTCGGCCACAAAATGACTCGTGGATAGCAGGGATGCGTCGCCGATTCGGAGGCCGGTATGCCGCAGAGTAAGCAGGAACGCCAACTCACGGTCATTTTCTGCTCGTCCGATAATTCGTTGGACTTCTTCATCGGTAAATGGTATTCGTGGAATTACTTTTTCCTCTGGCGGGTCGATTCCTTCAAATGGGTTCTGCTTGAACCACTCGGATCTGACGCCGAATTTTCCGAGTGAGCGAGCCCGTTCGAGAGTTTTCGATACAGTGCGAGCTGAACCTTTCCATGTCGCACTGAAAGCGACAGCTTGGTCGAAGGTGAGTTCAGATATATAGCGAAGTCCTCGAAGGGAAGCAAAGTCCTGTAGGCGAGTTGCCAGTCGTTTGTATTTTCCGAAGGTGCTCTGGTTAAGCCGTTTTGTGGTTCGGTAGGCGATGTACGCGGCACACGCTTGTTCGATGGTGATTTGTGTTTGCGGTTTTCCGCCATCTTCGAGTGAAGTGAGGTATCTTTGCGCTGCCGCGAGGGAATTGGTCTTTAAACTGTGCCGGCGGTACCGGCCGTCGTGCGTCCCCTCGATCCAGATGGGACACCGGCACAT